AAATCGTTGATGACGTTCTCTGGGTCGAGTCCAACAAGATGACCTCGCACGTTTACACACTTCGCACATCGTTGCCTACTCCCGCATGGAGAGCGCTTAACGAAGGTGTGGCTCCTACTAAATCGACCGCTGCACAAGCTGAAGAAGCTTGCGCGATGCTTGTGGCTTGGAGTGAAGTTGACCAAAAGTTAGCGGATCTCGCAGGTAACTCTCAGGCTTTCCGTTTCATGGAAGCTCGCGCACACTTCGAGGCTATGGGCCAAGAATTTGCAGGGACTTTGTTTTACGGAAACTCTGGCATTACCCCTAAGGAGTTCACAGGCCTTGCGCCTCGCTATAACTCTCTCTCGGGCACTAACGCTCAGAACATCATCTCTGGTGGCGGTGCGGGAAGTGATAACAGCTCTATCTGGCTGGTGGGCTGGGGCGACAATGCCGTTCACGGTATTTACCCTAAGGGTTCGCAAGCTGGCCTGAAGCACGAGGACTTAGGTCTTGTGACTGTTGAGACTACCGCTGGCGTTGGTGGAAACCGAATGCGCGCTTACCAAGACATGTTTACTTGGGATTGCGGTCTTGTCGTTAAGGATTGGCGTTACGCCGTTCGTGGCTGCAACATCGACATCTCTAACTTAGTGGCGAAGTCGAGCGCTGCGGACGTAGTGGAAATCATGATCAAGATGAGTCACCGTATCCCTAACTTGAAAGGCTGTAAGCCCGTGTTCTACATGAACCGCACAGTGTTTCAAATGTTGGACATCTTCCGTCGTGATGACGTGCTCAGTGGTGGTCAATTGTCGTACAACGTAGTTGACGGCAAGGTTGATTACAGCTTCCGTGGCATTCCCATTCATGTCTGTGATCAGTTACACGAATTGGAAGCCGCGGTCGTCTAGCGCAGTGCGTTAGCTGGTAATAAGATGATTCATTCTTGTACGAAATTTTCTAGGCACCTTAGGGGTAGTTATAGCAGCTTCGATAGACCAGCCTCGCGCGAGTCTTCGGGTGATAGCTCCCCTATCGGTCAAACCGAGTCGTTTCGCCCATTCGGAAGCGGTAAGGGTTTTCCCTCTAAAGGTAATTTTTTTGGAAGTTATCCTATTGTTTCCGTTTTCTGTAGCTGTAACCCATCGGCAATTCTTCGGAGTATAGTTTCCGTTGTTGTTGATGCGGTCAATTTGATGCGCAGGAGTGGAACGAGGACCTATGTCTTTGTAGAAAATTTCAAAAGAATTAAGCCATCTTTTACAAACTTTAATGCCGCGTTTCCCGTATCGACAATAGCTAGCACTCTTTGGATTGTAGCATCTAGCTTTCATAGAGCGCCATATATAGTACTCGGGAGATTTGCTTAAGCCATGAGTTTGCCTATGTTTATTGCCAATCATACAACTACGAATCGATTTCACACTTCGTGCCTAACAAATAAGGCACTACAAACCAAATATAATAAGGAATAAAAACCATGATTTTAGACAATGAATTAATGTTTAGCTCCAGCCAAGCCATCACGGCAGCTGCGGGTTCTACCAACACCATCGACCTCTCGGCTGTGCGCGACATCGGCACTGGCGAAGAGCTTTACCTCATGATCAACGTAGAAGTAGCTTTCACTGACGGGTCTTCGGACTCGACTCTCTCCGTTGCTTTGGAAGGTGACTCGACCACTACCTTCACACCAGATGCAACTGAGACCTTGTTGACTATCCCTGCATTGGCAGCGGCTGGTAACACGTACTACGTGCGATTGAGCCCTGGCAGCGGTCCTTTGCAATATCGCTACATCCGCTTGTTGTACACTCCCAACAACGGAAACTTGACCACCGGCACCCTGTCGGCTGGCATCGTACACGGCATCCAAAAGGCTACTTTGTACGCTGACGCGATCACCATTAGCTAAGGAAGTTTGACGTATGAGAGTTATTGCATTGAAGCCTGGTTTTTATGGAAGCAAAAAGATACGGGAGGGTGAGGAGTTTGAACTCGTCGAACTCAAGGGGTTTAAGGCTGATGCCTGGGGGAAACTCACTCCGTGGACTCTAAGTGTTGAGGAGCAATTCTCAAGCACGGGGATGAAGCGAGTTGAGGGGGCTGAAGTTGTCGAGGCAATTGCCGCACCTAAGCGTGGACGCCCATTTGCAAAGGTTGAAAGCAAGAACTTAGACGTCATATAATAGTTTTAGTTTGGGGGGCGGGGGCTGGTACTCCGCCTTCCATTTTTATAAGGGGATTAAAAAGAATGGCAATTAAAAAACCAGTAGTGAGCGACTCGTCAAGTCGGGGCTTTGTATTTCAATGGATTGATATTAGTGCCGGAGATGAGTGCGTTGCTATTGAATTGCCACCATCTTCTTTAAGATCAGTGCAATTTTCAGGTGATTTTGCGGGGGCCTCTGTGTCGCTTTGTGGATCAAACGACAAGGTAGAGTTCTTGGTGCTTACCGATGGTCAAGGGAATAGTTTAGTTAAAAGCATTCCCGCCATTGAGGGCATTCAAGAAGTTACCAAGTGGGTAAGTCCGCTTGTAGCTCACGGGAGTGAAGATACAAAAGTCACCATCACGTTGTTTATTGGGAAGGGAATTTAGTTATATGAGTCAATTTACGAAAGCCGCTGATGACATTAAATCCGTCGCCAATAAACTGCGGGGTTTCCTTGAGATTGCTGATGCCTTAGAGAAGATCGGAAACATAGAGCACGCTGCTAAGAGTGCGGAAGCTGTTAAAGAAAAGGCTAACGCTGAGGCCCTTGCGGCTAAAGCACAAGCTGCCGAGGCAGCTAAGAAGCTCGATGCTGTTTTAGTTGATGTAAATGTAGCCAAAGAAATGGCCGCAGAGATTGAGCAAAATGCAAAGGCTAAGTCTGCCGAGCTTCTCGATGAAGCCAAAGCTAAAGTGCTGCAGGTTGAGGCGGATATTGAAAATCAAAAGCTTCAAGCCAAGCACGCTCAGGTAAGCGCTGTTAAAGAGCTAAGTGATTTAAACGAGCAAATTATCTCAAAGAAAAACGAGCTTTCTGACATTAAGTCGCAAATTGCTTTAATTAAACAAAAGATTCAAAACGTAGTTGGAGCTTAGGTCCATGTCGTACAACGGCAAGGACGTTCATTTATTTAAATCTGGCCAAGCCGTGAGTGCATCTAATCGCTTGCCGGTGGACGCGAGTGTCACCACGGGGGGCTTACTCGTGGATGTTGAGTATGACTCCATAGCTGTAGCCTACCCCACGGCACTTGTTGAAGAATACACGTACTTTACGGGTGGCTTAGCGGGCACTCTTGTTGCGACCATTACAGTGACCTATGTGGCTGCAGACAAAGAAGAACTTGTCAGCGTGGTGAGAACTTAACTCGTGGGTTTTAGATTTAACCCATTTCTCGGGGATCTTGATCTAGTTAATAGTGCGGGAATTGATACTTTCGCAGCTCTTACGGATCTTGCCGACTCCACAGCACCCACAGCGGTGTTGCTTAAGAGCGAAGGTGAGTTTGAACATAGATCAAGGGACGCTCTCGGCACGACATACTCCAAAACTGTGCTTGCTAATGCCAGTGCAACAATTGAGTCTGTGCAGCCGGGGAGCACTGCCAGTTGGTCATTAAACGCAGGCGGTGGAGCAGCAAGCGGATATATTATGGAAAATGCTGCAAAGGTATTGGGCCTTTATGCATACGATGGCACAGAGACGGCACTTCTCGGATCGGTGCAACACCATGCTTTTTATGGTGTGCCGGGTGGCAATGTTGAGTTTGATGCGACTATAGTTAAAACTTTTTTTGTAGTCAGCAATCTTGTAGGTTCTGCAATAACTCTTGAGGCTGCAGGTATTGAAACGGTTAACGGATCAGCCACCTACGTTGTACCCGCAGGCGAGTGCCACATGTTCTTTGGGGATGGCGGGTCATACTTCGCTGTGAACGTTGGGAGCATTCCTAACTTAACTGGGGATGTAACCTCCTCGGGAAGTGTTACAACGCTTGGAGCTAACTTTAAAGTAGCCTCAGTGGGGATGACTATAGATGGTGGCGGGTCTGTGATCACCACGGGATCTAAGGGGTATATTGTTATTCCCTACGCTTGCACTGTAAATAACTGGACAATCGTGGCGGATGTTTCGGGGTCTATTGTTTTGGATGTTAAAAAATGTGATTATGCGGGGTTTCCTACTACCTCAAGTATTGCGGGATCTGAGAAACCAACTCTAAGTGCGGCTCAAAAAAACCAAGATACTTCATTAACTACTTTCACCACGGCTGTAACGGCAGGGGATATCTGGGAGATTGTCGTGGACTCCGTATCTACTGTTACTCGGGT